TGAGCGGAAATTGATGATGCTTCGATATGTGGAATGTAGGCCGTGGCACTGGACGGCGGCTTCAATGGGATATTCCCCCCGCCGCGTTTATCAGCTCCATGATGAAGCTAAAAAGATTGCAGTTGGTTGCAGTTGATTTCACTTGAATGTACTTTGTCAATAGGGTAAAATGTTATTAGTGGAATTGACATTAAGTCTAACCCACGATGCGGAACAGGGCAGAAACAGTTAAGACACTGCCCGGATGGCCGCATGAAATTGATTTCCACTTCATACCCTCTCTATCCCGCTGGCTACGGATGGCGGGAACCATGCGGATATAATTTAACGGCAAAATTCCAGTCTTCCAAACTGGCTATGTCGGTTCAATTCCGTCTATCCGCTCCACTGCCAGAGTTTCCGGTTCGATTCCGGACTGGGTTTCGGCCTTGTGATGTAATGGAAACATACTGGCGCTTATTTACTCGGGACGCTGCGGGTTGATCTCCGTGGCGTTTATCATATACTAGCCGTGAGGCCAGGGAAGTTTAATGAAGCATCCCTGGCCCACACCCGGCCCACACAATCAACACCTTGCGCTGATAAGGAGATAGAGTTATGTTTGCGAGCGATAAGGAGCCATATGCTATATTATCAATTCAAGAGCATAGAACGATTGGGGAAATCAAAGCGCTTATGAGTGCAGTTTATTATGTCTTGGGAAAAGAAGAATATACCAAGTTGTCAAAAAGTGCAGATTATTTTATCAATTTACTAGAAAACGAATTGCCGTGAATAACCCGGCCTCCGCAGGCCGAACAAAACGAATAATCACGCTTTATCTTCGGATGAGGCGTTTTTATATCCCAAAATTCGGGGATAGAGTAGCGCACTCGAAAAACGGAAAGCCTTATCCGCCTTCCCCGGATTAACTTTTAAGGCTTACGGAAAGGCGGTAATATCATGTTGGTTAAAATCGCAGACATTCAAACAAGAAGCAATCGCCGTGCTATCGACATATCGAAGGTAAAGGATCTTGCAGACAGCATAAAAGAAATCGGGCTTATTAATCCTATTACACTGGATATTGATAGATTCTTGATTGCCGGGGCACACAGAATAGAAGCGTTTAAGTTGTTGGGACGCGCAGAGATAGAGGCCACCACAACAGATCTTTCCGGGCTTCATGCTGAACTTGCCGAGATAGACGAAAACCTGATACGAAATGAATTACATTTTACTATTCGCGGAGAACAATTTTCACGGCGTAAGGAAATTTATGAGGAGTTGCATCCAGAGACCAAGCCAACTTCAAAAGGGGGCGCATTTCGTGGAAACCAATTTAAAGAGGTCAGCGAAATTATTTCGCCAACCTTTGCAGAGGATACCGCCGAAAAAATAGGCGTGTCCCGCAGGACGGTGGAGCAGGAAATACAGATTGCGAAAAAGCTTACACCGGAGGCAAAAGCGGCTGTTATAAAAAACGATATGCCAAAAACAGATGCCCTTACTCTTGCCAGAATGAAGCCGCAGCAGCAAAAGGCTATTGTTGATAAGTTAACCACCGGGCAAGCTGCTACCATAAAAACGGCTGCGCAGCTTATCAGGCGCGAAGAAATTAAAATTGCGCCTCTGAAACAAACCACCGGAAAATACGATATAATCTACGCAGATCCTCCATGGCGTTATGAATTTTCCGAAACCGAAAGCCGCGCCATTGAAAATCAATACCCAACTATGACATTGGAGGACATAAAAAATATCCAAGTGCCGTGTGAAGACAATGCGGTGCTTTTTTTATGGGCTACAGCTCCAAAACTGACAGAGGCTCTTGAGGTTATGGAGGCATGGGGCTTTTTATATCGCACTTGCCATTCGTGGGATAAAGAAAAGAACGGTATGGGATATTGGTTTAGAGGACAGCATGAATTGTTGCTTTTGGGCGTTAAGGGTAAACATGCTGCACCATTGCCCGAAAATCGCTTTTCTTCTGTTTACAAGGAAGCGAGAGGGAGGCACAGCCAAAAGCCAGATTATTATTATTCCATGATCGAAAGAATGTTTCCGGACGAAACCTATCTTGAAATGTTTGCCCGCCAAAAACATAGTGATAAATGGGAGGTGTGGGGGAATCAAATATAATGACTTTCACGCCGATCTCCAATACTCGTTTGAAGCGGGAGAAGATGAGCAATTAAACGCTTTTTACTTAAAGGCTTTTCCTACAGCCGAACGAATTGAAACTATTTCTTATGAGGCAGATCCAGAATTGCAGCTAAGGGGAGTTGATAAAGTTGTACACTTCCCAGATGGTCGGACTGTAACTGTAGATGAGAAGAAACGGCGCAAAGACTATGGCGATATATTGCTTGAGTTATGGAAGAATAAAGAGCGGAAGAAATTAGGCTGGCTGTTCTATTCTCAATGCGATTACATAGTTTATGCAGTATTGGGATCCGGTAAAATCTATCTCCTGCCTACATTGCTTTTGCAAATGGCATGGAAACATAATGGACGGCAATGGTTGAAGCAGTATGACACCAAGCTTGCGAATAACCATTACTATAACACAGAGAATATCCCAATTCCAACAGATGTTTTATTGGCGGCTATTTCAGCCGAAATGAAGCAGGAGGCAAAAGGCGCATAGCGTCTTTATTGAGGTGAATCACATGCAGATACCGTCTGAATATTGGCCTATATGTCTAAAATGTGAACATGTACAGGATGATGACGAAGCATTGTATTGTGACAGGCAGAGCGAATGTGAAATGATTGAACATGAATAACGCCCCTTGCGGGCTATCAAGCAAGCACCTAAAGGGGTGCTTTTATTATATAAAAATTGAGGTGGTGATACGTGGCAAAATTAACAGATAAGCAAAAGAAAAAAATTATAGCTGATTATCTGGAATGTCAGAACTATTCCGAGACAGGGCGAAAAAACGGAATCAGCCGAACCACCGTTAAAAACATCATAGCCGCCGATCCTACTACTTGCGAATTGTTGCACCAAAAAAAAGAGGAAAACACTCTTGATGTGCTTTCTTATCTGGACAGCAAGGCCGAGGGTATAAAGCGGCTGGGAGATTACATACTTGACGAACGCCTGAACCCCGTAATCAATAAGGAACAGCTTGACGGACTTTCAATAAGTCAGATTGTCACGGCCTATGGGGTACTTACTGATAAAATGCTGAAATCAAAGGAAATTTCCTACAAATCAAAAAGCAATATTCCCAATGACGAGCGCGAAGACGATAACCTATGGAGCGCGATTGCAGAGGCGGTAAAGAAAGATGAAGTTTGAAAAGCTATCGCCAAAGCAAGCGGAAGTGTTCAAGTTTCCATTCGAGCACTACGACGCGCTTATCTGTGACGGCGCTGTCAGAAGCGGCAAAACCATGATGATGATATATGCCTTTGTTTGGTGGGCTATGGAGGAATTCAACGGCGCGATATTCGCGGTGTGTGGTAAGACCGTCCAGTCTGCCGAGCGGAATATAATTCATCCTCTGCTGGAAACCAAGAGCATCACAGACAAATATGCTATTGCATATACCAGAAGCATGAAGCTGCTGACAATCAGACGCGGCGACAAAATCAACTATTTCTACATATTCGGCGGTAAGGACGAATCCAGTTACATGCTCATACAGGGGCTTACACTGTCCGGTGTGCTTCTGGATGAAGTGGCGCTTATGCCGCAATCCTTTGTAGAGCAGGCGATTACAAGAACGCTGTCAGTCGATAACTCAAAACTATGGTTTAACTGCAACCCGGAACATCCTATGCACTGGTTTTATGTCGAGTGGATTCAAAAATCCGAGGAACACAACGCCAAGCATCTGCATTTCCTTATGGACGATAATCCAGGGCTCTCCAAGAAATCGCTCGAAAAAGCAAAGCGCGACTTTACCGGCGTTTTTTATAACCGTTATGTGCTTGGCGAATGGGTGCAGGCACACGGACTAATATATGACATGTTTAATCCGGACTTACATGCTGTTCCCACAACTCCTTTGGTTGACAGCAAACCGGTACCGCGAAAATACACAAAATACTATGTCTCCTGCGACTACGGTACAAAGAACGCGACCACATTTCTTCTGTGGGGTTACTGCGGCGGTGTGTGGTACTGCACCAAAGAATACTACTACTCGGGCCGAGACGAGCACCGGCAGAAGACGGATGAAGAATTTGCGGACGATCTACAGGCTTTTATTGGCGACATTCCTATTCTGTCAATCATCATAGACCCGTCTGCGGCCTCCTTTATCGCCGCCTTGCAGAAAAGGCAATTACCTACGCGCCAAGCAAACAACGCCGTGATTGACGGCATACGGCTTACGGCAAGCTGCTTACAAAGTGGGGCTATTAAGATATGCGATTGCTGCAAAAATCTGATAAAAGAATTTGGCCTGTATGTGTGGGATGAAAAAGCGCCGGAGGATAAGCCGGTAAAGGCGAACGACCATGCGCTTGATGCTTGCCGTTATTTTGCTTTATCCGTTCTAAACACGGCGAATCAATGGGTGTTTGTGGAGAAGTACCGCTGACAACAGCCGCGAATGGGTTTTTGTTGGGCGGTGAAAGCGCAAAGGAGATTGAATATGACTGTAAAGCAGCTTTTGTCGGTGCTGTATGGCTCAATTCAGCTATATGGATGTACGAATGCAGAGTATTGGTCTGGTGATTATAACGATACTCCGATGGAGTATCGGGAAGATACCATACGATGGATCGAAGCCGCAGACGTAGAGTGGCTAAAGATATTCACTAATAGGGAACAAGAATAACCTTTTGTTCAAATCCCACGTTGTGTATTTATATGCAACGAAAACAGCCCAACAACTATGCATGGTTAAGGAGAATCTTTGATGGAAATACCTAGAAGTCTTCCATATGCATTTGGAGAATATGTTATAACCAAAATGAGGCATGGAATATTTTGGGGAACATATAAGGGTGAGGCTGGCGCGTGGCGATATGATACGCTTGACAAAATACATAATAAGTTTATGGCAAGGATGTCCAAAAAAGAAAATCGGCGAAAAATAAGTGAAAAGCGTAAACTTGCAAACAAAAAGAATAGCGAGTTTGCAAGCATAAGAAAGCTAGCGAAACTACGTGACGGATTTATGTGCGTGGAGTGCGGAGCCACTGATATGCTGGACGTTCACCACATAGTGCACAGAGCAGACGGTGGGAGTAACAGCTTGGATAATCTGCAAACTCTTTGCAAGGCTTGCCACGCAAAGAAGCATGAAGGCGAGCCTGTCGCACGAATTATGTGTAAGCAATTAGAGTTTTTGGCGGGATGAATTTTCCGCAAGAAACACGTTTTTGTGCAATCTAACCGTTGAAAACTATGTTGAAAATATGTTCCCGCGCAAAAGTCGGGTAATCATGCACAAAAATAGTGTTTTTAGCGTTACTAAATGAATCTTTAGCGAAATAGAACTTATAAACCCGCTATCAGCGGCTTTTTGAGAGGTGGATTTTATGAATTTCGATGGAGAGGAATATTACATTAATAATTTGCCCAAGTGGATAAAGGGCTATGTGTGCAATCAATGCTTTAAACACAACTGCGGAGGGTTGGAGCCCGTTTGCCCTAATTGTGGTGCAGTCATGAAAAACGGAGAAGTAATCGAACAACGCCCGTTGTGCGGATTGCGGAGGGGTTAGGATGGAATGCCTTACATGTCATACGCAAATGAAATGCGTTGATGACGTTAACGATATCAGCATTAGGATTGATTGGGTAAAATGTCCTAAGTGCGGTTCAGCCGCTGAAATCCAATATGGAGACAATGGCAAGTATATCTTAAAAGTAACTTGGGCGCGATAAGTTACATTAGGCTACATCCAAATGATTAGCCCACAGGCTTTTCATATAGCATAGACGGTTGTGCATGGCCGTGAGCCGGGAACGCTCCCCCGGCTCTTTTCTATGCGTAAAATTGGAGCGATATTAAAAGGAGTGTATAAAATGGGATATTTGACTAGCTATAGCCTTGGTACGCATAACAGTTATAAAGACATTTCTGAAATTCTTGCCGATATTCCTGACGGCGAATTTGAATATTTGAGATATGCCGTTGATGAATATGGAGATATGGGGCAATCGTGTAAATGGTATGAGCATGACAACGATATGAAGCGCCTGTCTCTCCTGCACCCTGACGTTATCTTTGAATTGTGCGGAGAGGGCGAGGAACAGGGTGATTCATGGAAAGCCTACTACAAAAACGGTAAAACGCAAAGATGCAAGGCGAAAATCACCTATCCTCCGTTTGATGAAAACAAATTGAAATAATAACCCACCCCGCTCACCAGCGGGATTTTTAATGCGGGAAGGGAGCGGGAGAGAATGAACAGGCGGATTAAAAAGAAAAAGGCAAAGCAGCAGCAAGAACGTGAAGAATTGGAATCTTGCCTTTATCAGCTTGCGCTCATGCATACATTAACAACATGGGCATGGCGGCCTAATCCATACTTTGGCGGGCCGGCAATGTTCGGACAGGAGGATAACTTTGGATGTTGTGGACATTTTTAGTTCTGGTCATGATTAACTATATATGCGATTATCCATTGCAAAACTTTTTCTTGGCCGAATGGAAACAGAAAAGCAATTATGCCTTATTTGTCCATTGTTTCATATGGGCTATGGGCATAGCTTTCGGACTTCAATATTTCGGCATATTTGCATGGTGGAAATTGATACAGCTTTTTGTTGGACATTTGCTCATGGACGGATGGAAGTGCCGAGGATATTACAAAAAGATGGGGTTGTCGGATAAGGCCAGCTTTAATATTGACCAGACTTTTCACCTATTACAGATTGCAGTTTGTTTGATTTAATCCCCCGCTCACCCTACAAGAAAGGAGTGATACCTTGACCGAAACCGAATTGATCGGCACTAAAATTGAATTTATGGGCAGAGGGCGTAGCAATAAGGACTTTACCCGCATTACGCTTAAAGAATGGCGTACAGGCGATAGGGCGCATATTATCAAGGATATGCTTGATGCTGAAGAATACTTCATGGTCCGCAACACAACCATATTGAAAAAGCGCCGCGACTTGCCCGAATATGGCGGGAACTCTACACTGTCAAACGCTAAGATTCCGTCTGCGTTCGTTCGTGAAAGCGTCACCGAAAAAAGCAATTATGCAATGGGTAAACCATTTTCTATAAGCGTGGAAAGCCCTTTACCGGACGGTACGGAAGACCCGCAGGCCGCAATATATCTTGATGAATGGTCAAAATATCTCTCCCCTGCCCGCAGGAAGACTATAAAGCGTATCGGAAAGCAAGGTGCAATCAACAAGGGTATTGGTTGGGCATTTGTTAAAATCGACCAAGCTGGCGATTTAATCATTGAGCATGTGGATTCGGAGCAGATATATCCAGCATGGGCCGATAAGGAGCATACTATCCTTGACGCAATCGTTCGAGACTACAAGGTTATCCAGTACGACGCGGACGGCAACCGCGAGGAAATCACCAAGGTCGAATATTGGGATAAGGAAATTGTTGAACGATATATTGATAAGGGGAACGGCACACTAGAGCCAGACCCCGATTATCCGCAGCCGACAGGTCACATGGAACATCCTGTATTCGGGGCGCTTGAATGGAGCAGGGTGCCGTTTATTTTCTTCAAAGGAAACGAAGAAGAACTTCCTATACTCAATCCAATTCGGCAGCTTGTAGACAGCTACGATGCGCTCCAGAGCAAAATGGTTGACGCAATAGCGGACGCGCTTGACCCCGTTCTCGCCCTTGAAGGGTATTCGCCGGAATTGGGCGATCTGATAAAGCAACGCGCCATTATGCAAAATTCCCGCATTGTAGCAATCGGGACGGGCGGTAAAGCGTATTATGTGCAAGCCAGTCCTGAAATTGTCGCAATGGAAACAGCGCTTAAAATCCTTGAAAAGAACATACGAAAAGCCGCACAGATGATTATGTCACCAGATAGCGATACAACAAGCGATACATCCGGCGTTGCGCTTGAATTCCGCTATCAGGGGTTAGACACCTATACGGACGGGCTTGAACCTGAATTTGAGGTGTTTATGACACAGCAGCTTAAATACTTTGTCGATATTTGGTTTAATTTTCGCGGCATTGGAACGTCCGAGCAATGGGCGAAATATAATTTAATCCCTACTCTCAACAGAGATATGCTTATCAATGAATCGCAGTATATCGAAGATACCGTCAAGCTTATGGCTACCGGAATAAGCCAGGAAACTATTGACAATTATAATCCCGCCGTCGAATCCCACGAGATCGAACAACAGCGCCGGAAGCAAGAGGAAGAAGCAGCCCTATCCGACATGAACACAGAACGCGAACTTGCAAGGCTGAGAGAAGAAAACGAGCGGTTGGCGCGGGAGCGGGAGGGTGAGGGAGAATGAGTAATCTGTTTGAGCGTAGGACGGAACCAATAACAGCGAATAATGGACAAATATTTCATCACGATTTATATTGCGCCGAATGCGGCTGTTTAGCCTATCTGAAGGCGCGTTCATGGGCGCAGGATATTGACCGGCGCTATGTGTTCTGCGAGAAGTGCGGCGAAAAATATCGTATTGAAACGCCTTTTGAATTGCCCGTTGGCACAGTGATTAAGGATAAGCTAAACACCGTCATTCTCGCTTATGACTACGGCTCCGACTATCAGGCGAACTATGAAAAAGACTGCTATTTTGAGAGAAAGGGCCGTTATATAAAAATCAAGGGAAAGCGGTACTTCCTTAATCAGACATAAGCCGATTTCCTCTTTAGCACTCGTCCTCCGGCGGGATTATGCTTGAAAGGGTGGGGAGAAATGCTTGCGACACAATAGCATTCGTCAAATGACGGGTGTTATTTTTATTTGGTGATAATTGGGGGATAGCGATTGCAACGCGACAAGTGGGTTGACCTTGCCTACTTCCCCCGATTTCATATAAAGGTTGATTATGAAAGGTGATAATCATATGCTAACAATCGAAGATGCCAAAAAGGAATCCAAACAAGAATATGAGCGATTCAAAGCGTTGTTAAAGAAAGAAGCGCCGCATGTAAATATTATGGCCTATGAGCCATTGGATTTCAAGCATATCTATAATGGGTTAAAAACTTTTGAACCTTGTGACCAAGTTTATGTAAGCGAAAATATATGTTGGCATGGTGGCACACATTGGAATTTTAGCTTTGAACCTTTAGTGGATAGAATAAAAAGTTTTGATTTCAATATGTTTCTTGAAAAGGCGAAAATCTGGCAAGATTATGAGGGAAATGGAAAAGTAGATTTCTGTACACATTACGAGTACAAGGAAAATAGGGCGAATAAATATGTTCAAACGTGGGCATCGGTTGGCATGGAACAAGGGGATTCCGCACATGCGCTGATTGAAATATCAACATACTTTCACGAAATTCTATTGACCGTTCCAAGGGAAAACCCGTGGATATGGGCACCGCATTTAATGATGCTTCTTGAAACCAATTATCAAGCCCTGCATTACGCTGATAATCTTGAAGAATTACCCGAAAAAACTTATCATTATAAACAGGATAGGCGAAATAAGAACGACAAAAAGCACACCAAATCAGTCATTTACAAGTGCCGCCAATTCCGCATAAACAAAGTTGTAGATGGTGATTATATCGACACGCCACATAAACCCATTCAGCGCAAAACAGAATCATGGGGCGTATGCGGGCATTATCGGCATTATAAGAGTGGCAAGGTTGCTTTCGTCCGTCCGTATGTCAAGGGTAAACGAGAGGAAATAAAGCCGCACACATACATAGTTAATCCAGTACAGGAGGCTGTGACACAATGAGCATATCAGGCACATTAGCATTACATGAGAAAATGGCCATACCTCTAAAGGCCATAACCGAGGCTATGAAAAGCACGTTAGAGGCCATGAAAAATATCATGGTTGAGGATGGTGATACCCATTGCGATTCTGAATAAATCGAAAGAATCTCAAGAGCGTTACTGGTCTGAACGTGCGGAGAGGGTAATATTAGCCGCCGAAAAAACAGCCGAGGAAATGAACACTGACCTTAAAAAATTATACGAGGAAACACAGAAAGCGATACAGCGTGAAATTGAAGTTTTCTATGGCCGTTATTCGCGTGACGTCGGCGTATCCCTCGAAGATGCCCGGAAAGCCCTGAATAAATCCGAACTGAAATCTTATCTTGAACAGACGCAGGAATATTACGAGGCAATCAAGGCTACCGGCTACGCATTCGACCCCGCCTATCGCCAGAAGCTACACCGGCAGTTGTCCCTAAAATCAGCCGTGAGCCGTCTGGAAGCTCTGCAAGCGGATTGCCAATTTCAGATTGAGAAATTGTATGCACGGGAGCAGGACGCATTCAGGATAGGGCTTGGAACCGTCTACGAGGAAAGCTATCTACGCACAATGTTTGATTTCAATCAAGCGTTTGGTATGGCAAGCAGTTTTTCATCCTTAAATACAAAAATGATAGAGAGCGCAGTTTCGACTAAATGGCTGGGGGAGAGTTATTCAGACAGGATTTGGGCGAACAAAGACCGGCTTACCTTAAATCTGGAAAGGATAATTCCGCAAGGTATGGCGCTTGGGCAAAGCCCCAGAATTATCGGGAAAAACATATCCGACGCTATGCAGACAAGCGAATACAACGGCGTCCGGTTAGCCCGCACGGAGTTCAACAAGATAGCTGGTGACGGTAGGCTTAAAGGCTACATAGCGGCTGGAATCGAAGAATACAAGATTGATGCAGTTTTAGACCACAAAACATCAGAGATTTGCGAAGAGATGCACGGCAAAATATTCAAAGTAAGCGAATATCAACCAGGAGTTACCGCAAACCCATTTCACCCAAACTGCCGTACGGGTACAAGGCCGTATCTGCCAAAAGATGAAATTGATGCCCTATATCCAAGAGCGGTTAGACTTGCAACGGACGAAAACGGCAAGGTAATCGAAATCCCGGCAGACTTAAGCTTTAGTCGATGGAGAAAAGGGCTGACCCCGTTGGATAATGGAAAAGTGAGGTACGTACCTTGAGCAAAAACGCCGATTTTTCACAGTTAGAACAATTTCTAAAAAACAATATTAAAGCCTTTGAAGAATTCCCAAGTTGGATTGAGAAATTTTTCTTGAGAGAGGCCAACCGAGCACTTGACAAAATAATAGAACGTCACAACGAAGTTTATGCGGCAACGGGCAAAACGGTTGACACTAGAGCCATGCTATTATCGTGGTATGTCAGTGATGTTAGGAGAGTGGGCAATGATCTTGAGGTTACTCTGGGCAATCCCCAGGATTACAGCTCGTTTATTGAGTTCGGAGCAAGAAATGTCAACGGCTCTTGGCGGGATGGATATTTCATCATGACGATTCCTATTGACCGTATCCAACGGCAACTTCCGGAGCGCTTCAACAGAGATTTCAAGGCTTATTTGCAGAGTAAGGGCGCAACCTAATCTCGCGGCGCGGCGCTATGCGTGAATACATTGTGGAGGATATAAATGAAAGTCACTATTCTTGGCGCAGAATATGAAATCATGGAAACTACGCAAAAGGAAAACGGAATACTTGAAAATGCAGATGGCTTTTGTAGCAATTACGATAAATATATCTTGGTGGAAAAAGAACCGTTTGCGAATGATAAGCATGCCAACGAAAATGAAAAGACGGAAAGGAAAAAACTCATTAAGAGGCATGAGCTTGTACATGCATTCATCACTGAATCCGGCGCATTGAATACGGTTTTAGATAATGAATTTTGTGTACATTGGATTGCTATGCAATTTCCTAAGATGTTGGCGGCGTTCAAAGAAATTGAAGCAATATAACCCTGCGTCCTGATGGACTTCAAAAAAGGTGGTGATATTATCGAACAGATAAGATGTAATTGCCACGACCGCGCAAAGATTGTGGCGGAGCGTGACGAGCAGGGCAATGTCTATGTGTTGTGTCGAGGCTGTAAAGAAAAAATCAAAATCGAAACTGACCCCCGTAAACTATGGCCAGACGCAAAGACAATCCATATTGAAACACCATTAGAGCCGAAAAAGGAGAGCCGAGAAGATGATACAATCATTCAACCGTAATTGCTGTGATGGCATTTACAATTCATATGATGTGCATTTCACTAAGTTTTGTGATAATAAATGCGCATTTTGTGTTGACAGAGATTCCATAACTGTGAACAGAGGAAAACCAAACTGGCGGGCAATGGCAAATGCCATAATTGAGAAACAAACCGGATTTGATGATGTTTTGATTTTAGGCGGCGAACCCTGCTTGTTTATTGAAGAAATGCTGAATTTTATCAAGGCAATCAAAAGCGAAACTGCATTGAAAGTATATTGCACATCATCCGTTCCGAAAACCTGCAAAGATAACCCGCTATTTACTGATGTTTTGGGATTGCTAGATGGCTTCAATATGTCTGTGCAACACCACAATGAGGAAATTGCCGATAAAATCCGTGGCTACAAATCTCAATATGACCGCCAAGAATTTTATGCAAATATTCCGATGAAGGAAAAAATCAGGATAAATCTAAATATTGTAAAAAGCTTGCTGGACACACGCGAGACGATAACGAAATGTCTTTTGCATTATGATAAATTTGGGTTTAATTCCTTTAAGCTATCGGAAATTCAGCATTCAACAGCAGATTATAAATCTTTTGAAGAAATATTCGGTATAAAAATGCCGTCGCCATATTTCGGCGGCTGTCAAACATATATTGATACTGAAAACGTAATGGGCGCGAAGCTCAAAACGCCAGTATTGCTAAAGCGAAGTTGCTTTATTTGCGAATCATCCCTGAAAGCTTCATTTGCGGATGGTATTAAGATGATTGCGAAAACAGTTACAAGAAATCCAATTATTGATAATCGTCATTTTGGCGTTGTCTATGAGGACGGCACAATACAAGGCGGTTGGATGAAAGAAAGGAGTTAAATTATGTGGACTAAATTTTGCAAATGGATGTACCGGAGAAGCAAGCAGGCAGGATTCGGACATTGCGGAGGCGATTCCGGAGGCGGGCATTGCGGATAAAAAAACAAATAACTAGAGCCGTCAGAGCCGTTCATTTCCTTATTGGAAGTGGGCGGCTTTTTTATTTTGTCAAAATCACGGCTGACGAGCCTTAAGCGGACGCTTTGAGCGGAAAGGAAAGTTATGAGCAGGAAAATGAATATCAAAACTTTGGCAATGAGGCTTTCAGATGGCGGGGCACAGCCTCCGGCAGAATCCATTACCCCGGCAACCCCTACGGTGACAGCACCGGCACCCACGCCTGTACAGGCGGCAGCGACGCCCACGGCGGTAAATGTGGACATTAACTCCATTATCAGTCAAGCCGAGACAAAGGCCAGTGAGGCCGCAGAAAGAAAAATGACAGGTGTTTTTAGGTCAATGCTGGAACAGCAGAACCTTGACCCGGAAACCATCAACAGAATGACAGCCGAATGGAAAGCGAAACAGCAGACGCCGGAGCAGATTGCCGCCGAAAAGGACGGCACCATTACCGGACTGACCAACGACAACCTGAAACTACAGCGCCAGCTTTCGGCGGTTGGCAAGGGAATCCCAGCAGATAAATCTGACAAATACATTGCGCTGGCTCAAAGTTATTTGGCAGAGGACGGCGACTTTGGCAAGGCACTGGATGCTGCCTTAGTTGACTTTCCTATTCCGGCACAGCCCGCAACACAAGACGCGCCGCCCGCCGCGCAGCTCCCCGTCGGCGTATCAATCTTTCAGCCTGATGGGAGCAAGGGCGCAAGTACCAAAGAAGCAGACCCGTTTTTGGCGGGATTCAACGAAACTTAATAAAAAGGAGAATGATTTATGGCAATTAACTTTGCAGAAAAATATGCAAGCATTGTAGACGAAAGGTTTACAAAAGCGTCGGTGACGCAGAGCGCATTCAATCAGGATTTGGACTTTACCGGCGTGAATACCGTTAATGTCTACAGCATCCCCACCGCACCCATGAACAACTATAATATGGCGGGCGATAACCGTTATGGTACGCCTGATGAGCTGGGCGACACCGTGCAATCCTTTACCCTGACGCAGGACAGAAGCTTTACATTCACGATTGACCGCCGGAATTACCTTGATACCATGATGGTAAAAGAAAGCGGCCGCGCCCTTCGTCGGCAGTTGGACGAGGTTGTGATTCCCGAGGTTGACAAGTACAGGATTTCTATTCTTGCGGCTAATGCGGGCAACACTTCGACACCTGCCGCTATCACGCAAGCCAATGCATATGAGAGCTTTTTGAAGGGCGTCGAAACCCTGCTTGACAACAAGGCTCCCACCGCTGGAACTTTCGGCTTTATCTCCACCGGATTCTACCGTTACATCCGCCTGGACACGGCATTTATTCAGGCGTCCGATATGGCGCAGAACATGCTTATTACTGGGCAGGTCGGCATGATTGAAAATATCCCGATTATCTTTGTGCCGAAGAGCTATATGCCCGCCGGTGTTGAATTTATGCTCACAAACCGTATTGCGGCATGGGCGGCGCAGAAGATTGCCGATTACAAAAACCACGACAATCCTCCTGGTATTAACGGCTGGTTGATTGAGGGTAGAATCTATCACGACTGCGGAGTGTTCCAAAATAAAGCGCCTGCAATCTATGTCCATAAGAGCGCGTAAGGGGTGAGGTTATGAAGCTCACAAAAAACGGAGTAACCTATGATGTGGTAGATGAAATCCAAATCAATGCATTCCGAAAAAGCGGATATAAGCCCATAAGCGAGACAGAACCGGAGCAGGGGGAATCCCTTGCTCCTGCTGTTTCGGAGGAATCCACGGATTACAACGAGCTTGACGATGAGGCCCTTGCCGCTCTTGCTGCTGAAAGGCAAATTGACACCACGGACAAAACCCGCAGGCAAGTGATAAACGCATTGAAACGGGCAGACGAACAAGGTTAAATGCCGATAGGCTTTAACAGCATAGAACGGTATCATGAACCGTAGGCGGGTTACGCTCCCCCGCCTTTTTCTATGCTTAATTTGGAGCGGATGAAAAAAGGAGCGATAATTATGTTATTGTGGATTTTTGTTATTCTTCTTATCGGCGGAATAATATGTTGGATTTTTATTGACGACAACGGTTTCGCTTTTGCCGCAATGGTAGCTGGCGTGATTGGGTTGATAGTCTGTGTTCCGATTGCGATTGGCACTCATGCTTCGGTTGATGGAGACTTGCTGAAATTTCAAAATTACCGACAATCCATTGAATATAAGCTGAACAGCGGTTTATATGAAGACGAGTTTGGCGTATACGACAAGGAGATTATTAATGAGATTAGGCATTATAACGAATGCGTAATTAATAGGCAACGATATATCGGGAATTTTTGGGTAGGAATATTTAATCCTAATGATTTCTCAGAATTGGAAATAATTGATTATGATATTGTTCCAGTCAGAGATAAAGGACGGTGATACACATGCTGACAGAACTTTCAAGACAACAGATAATCAGCAAACAGCAGGAACGGGCAGAGAAACCCGAGCCTGAAAAAACGGCTGCAAAAAAGCCGAAGAAGGAAAGTATATTTGCGCCGGATGAATCGGAGGGCAAAGAAGATGCCGAGTAAGCTATACCAAAAATGCGAGAAATGCAAGCACAAGGATGATTGCGACGAAAAGCGGATGGTTGCATGTGCATATATTGACGAACCGCCCTTAATGGCTGAAATGTCTGCACCTCTTATGCAGGACATAGCCGCGCCTGTGTTGCGAAAACATGATTACCGCGATGTATGGATTGACGCGAATACAACCATCACGATTGACCTTGAAGATTTGAAAGAGCAAATGAGGCGCGACTTTTATAAGAGTGCTGGCTTGCCGGGCTTGGATTTTGGAGCGTGATACTATGAATCTGCTTGATACCGTCAAAACCTTACTTGGCATCACGGACGATTCGAAGGACGCTATTCTGACGCTGTATATCGGCCTTGTAACGCAAAGCATATTGAATGCCACTAACCGCCATGAATTGCCCGCAGAGCTTGAAAATGAGGCCGCCATGATGGTTTTTGATATGTATAATGAGCTGTCTAACACAAGCGGCACAACAGGAAAGGCAACCTCTGTCAGTGAGGCGGGACGAAGCGTAAACTTTGACACATCACAAGCACAACTGTGGGCAGAGAATCGATTGAAGCAGCGAGAAGCGCAGATTTTTAGCTTTCGGTTGCCGTACAGGATAACGGAAAGAAGGTGAGTGTATGGCAGGGTTCGACTTCGGGCAGATTGGCGGGATTATCGGCGATTATATGGATAGCGACGAAATTGATATTTATAGGGTAATAAAAATCGAACTTCCGGATGGCTCAATAAGTGTTAGCGACCCAAATGTGCCATTATATACAGGCATAAAGTGTCATCTGGACCCGAACGAAACTCCGAATCCTGATCCCGTCACGGCAGGCACAATGCCTATAATTGTGAGCTTGAAGATCAACTGTGCTATAAGCGTTGACCTGCAAAATGCTGATTTAGTTAAGGCGCGTAAGTTGGATACAGGTGGAGCCGTCTTGGCAGAATATGAAGGGACAATCGGCGTTCCAATAGTCATCCAAAGCCGACAGGAAGCTACTATGGTAGCGAGACAGGCGGTATGATATGGCGAATATACTTGATAGGCATATATGCGAACAAATACCAGAAAATCATTATGTGATAAAATCTGCGCTTAATGGATGGATGGTGGGAACTGACTTCAACGGTTGCATTGAACCGGGAGCGAGAGGAATAAAATATTGTCCCTATTGTGCGGTTAAGTTGGTGGATGATAATGCCTGAACAATACGAATTAGTCGCCACTTCTGTCACATCTGCCCTTGGTATACGGCTCCGCGAGATATTCCCCGGCGTGACATGGTATCGGGAGACCGTTCCAGCACAGCTTCTTGTTTATCCGCATTGGTTCGTTAATCAATTAACTCTTAATATTCAACCAGAGCGCCGCAACCACTGGTGGGTAAGCTATTTCGCAACCATGCGATTCCATGTCGCCGCTGATCCTTCGTCAGTTGTGGGGAGCCTACAGCAGCAGCTTGACGATGCGAGTATAAAGCTGTTATCGGACTTAGATTATATTTATTGGAATGGCATACCAGTGCGGATAAGCAATCTCAGGACAGAAAAGGTTGACGGAGCTTTGCATTGCTTTTGTAATGTTGATGTTATGGCCACAAAACCGATTGAACTTGACCCGCTGCAAGAGCAGCTTGAGGTTAATATTGCGATTCCGTAAGGCTAAAAGCCTTGTAATCATGTGTTTTTGTGGTATAATCAATATTAAGGGAAAGTACTCCGGGTGGAAACGGGCGCGTATTCAACATCGCTTAATGCCGGGCGGAAAATGGCGGCACCTGATAACAAATTCCTTGGCTCCACTTTCCCTTAACTTAATAACCAAGCGCTTACTTCGGTAGGCGCTTTTCTTATGCTCACAACCGCCTGATGGGGCGGTATTTTTATGCTCAATTTTAAGGAGGTAAT